CTAACCATTTCAAGCGCGGTAGCGATTTCACTACCGTAACGTTGTGCGCCTTCTGTAATCGTCTGCGGTGCGGTTGTTATATTCATAGTCATACTTCTATCGCCACGAACTTTAATGAAAGCCGAAGTAACGAGAATAGTTGCTTGCTTAATCGCTTGTGGAAGATTACCAAAAGTAACTCCTGCGGTATGCGTAAAGGCGAGCGCGCTTGTAAGCGGTACGGTTGTAGAGCCATACGTATAAGTACTATTTACCGTTACTGTTTCGCTCTTTGCGCCGTCCCAGATTCGATATTGACCGCCAGCGAGAATACCTGCGGCATTAGATACGGTCATAGAAGTCGCACCTGCCGTTGCCGTAGCGATAGCGTTATTAACATAACCAGACGTATATTGGTACTGACAATAGATTTGGTAAGCGTTAGTACCTGCTCCGCCGAAACCTAATGGACCTTGACTAGAGTAGTTAGAAGCGACTTGTGAGATAGGAATAATGATTTGTTGGTCTTCAAACCACGCTACAGAGCAGTCTGAAAGTGCTACTAACTGGTTCGGAGTAGCACCGTAAGAGAAAGTTTGTAATGAAAGTACAGGCGTATTATTAGGGTGTAGCGCAATAAATCCGTTAGTTTGGAAGCGCGTCCGTTGCGTTTCCGTACGTGTTTGTGCGTTTAGATTCTGATTTAGATACTCATCTAGGAAAGACGAAGCGCGAAGAATAACGCGTGATAACTCCGCGTCCTGTGCGTCTTGATTACCGCCGACAACTAGGTTGTTATAGTCAAGCGAAGTAGGCGCGTTCTTAAACTCCGCAACCGTTAAATAAGGTTGCTCGAAAAACGGAGTTTGTGTTGTAATGCCTGTCGCCATTTAATCGCCGTCTTTCTGAATCCGTTCGTTTTCGTGTCCGCACCGAGAACATTTCTTAAACCAAGAGCCGAATCCGCAAGCCGTACAAGGAAAACCTTCGCCTTGTATAACTCCGCTTGCGCTCGCGATTCCTAAACCTTCGTATTGCATTTGCCTAGCGTGCTTAGGATTTTCTACGTTTATTAAGCCGTCACGTCCTGCTCGATAAACTCTAGTACCGCGTTCGGTTTTTACTGCGACTTCTTTTAATCCCTGCGGTGGAATCATTTTAGTCATTACTACTCCTTCCCGTTTTGTAGTGGCGCGAACCGCTATATGAACGCGCCACTACTAACGTTATTTACTACGCGTTTACGATTCCTGAAACTGCGCCGTTCCAAGCAGGTGCGGTGCAGAAGAAAGTGCCACGGAAGTAAGTTGAGAAGTCATAGGAGAACTGAGTTACAGGCCATTGGATACCCATATAGTCCTGAACCATAAAGTTCGCCCAAACGTCTGATACTTCTGTGTCTGGAATAGGAAGCGTATAAGAAAGAACAGGGCTAACGCCTTGTGGCAACCATGGGTGGACGGTTAGTGGAACCATCTTTCCTGTGATTTCGTTATAAAGCGCGCCGATAGTTGCGCCACCGACATAATCTCCTGCCTCAGTTTGGGTAAGAGTTAGACGGTAGTTAGCAGTTGAACCGTTCTTAATCGAATCAGAGAGTTGCTTACGGTCAGCACCGTTAATCAAAATCTCATCTGGGTCTGCCTTTACGTTGTTGTAAAGGTTATAGAACACAACTTGGTACTCGTTGCCAGGATTACTGGTTGAGAAAGTTGAGTTAATAGAGTTGTTGTAACCGCTATTTGTTCCAAGAACAGTTGGAAGGATTCCGTCATAACCAGTTGCGTAAGCAGAAGTATCTGCGGAAGCGCGTGACGCTGCGGCACCTGTTGTGGTGAATGCGGCGTTGTTACCAGTTAGACCAGTAGCAGAAGCACCTTGAATAGTGAAGGTACCAGTTCCACGAAGTGTTCCTTGATACTTCAAGTTTGCGGCACCTGTAGCAGTTCCAACGTAGATGTTGTAACCGAGTGCGCCAGCAACGGCGGTGCTTACGGTAACGGTAAGAACGTCACCTGAGGCAACTGCGGTGCTTGCTTCTGTTCCAAGAATAGATTCACCGAAGCCAGAACCAGAGATACCAGCGTCAGCAGTAACGTTGACGTAGTAAGTTGCGGCGGCAAGTGCGGTCTGTGAACCTGACGCTACAGGAGAAGCGAGAGTAAATGTTGGTGCTGATAGTGCGCCTGAATAACCAGAAGCAGTACCGCGTGCCATAAGCATCATACGCTCTTCCATAAGCATTGTTGCGTAAAGAGTTGAGGTTGAAGATAGTTGACGCAAATCCTGATAACCCAAACCAGAGAAGTTAGCGTCAAATGAAACGCTATCTGATAGTGAGTAAGAGTTATAAGGAAGTACCAAGTCATCTGCGGCATACGAAATCTTTGGACCGCGCTCGTAGTTAATCGAGCCGAATGTTGCGGTTGAAGATTCTGTAATTCCTGGCCAAGTATTTCCTACTCCGCCTGTACCTGTACCTGTGTAACCAAGCAAACGCTTGACACGGTGTGAAGTACCGACACCCTTCTTACGGGCAATTTTATTGCGAAGTGGAGTTGGACGTGGTGTTAGCAACTTTGCTGGTGCTTCCAAATCGAAAGCGGCAAAAGATGTGCTAAGTGGGCTTGTTAGCGTAATATCCTTTTGAATATCTTGCATAGCAATACGCTGAGAAGCAAGAGCGTTATTTAGCGCGCTTACTGCGTCAGGTGTTAAAGACTTATTTGCTACTGCGGATTCGAGAACTGCTACTGGGTCACCTGCGACTTGTGCGAAGGTTGCTTGTCCTGACTTAACTGCCATAATAGCGTTAGGGTCAGTAACAGCATTTCCCATAGACTTATTAAGTTCTGCTGAATACTCTTCTTGGCGTAGTGCCGCTTCTTTAGCGGTAACGTCACCAAAAAGGTCAGTAGCCTTTGGGTTTGCGAGAGCCATTTTTTCCTTTCGTAAAGAGATTTACTTGTTGGTTAGTGCTTTGGCTTTTGCTTCAAAATCGGAAGCAAGTTCTTTGTAGCCACGTGCCAAATCTTTATCCGTGGCAGTAGCAGACTTAGTGCGATACTCTGCCGCTTTCGCTAGGAAAGAAGCAAGTTCGTCAGCGACTTTCTCGCCAACTGCGAATCGCTTTGGTCCACTACCTACTGCTTTATTTTGTGCCGTTGCCAACTCGTTCTGTAACTTACTAATCTCTTCTTTATAAGAGTTAATCTCATTAGTTACGGAATCGGTAGCACTCTTTACGGCTTTTGCGATAATCGAATCAATATCAATATCGCTCTTAGCAGACTTTTCGGAATCTTCTGATTCCAAATCTTCATCTTCGATTACAGTTCCTACTTCTTCGATTTCGGGAGCAGGGATAATCGTTTCTACGCTCTTCGGCGTTTGGTTCGGGCTAACCATTACGGCGGTACTTACGTCATCACGTCCGTGTGCGTTAGCAGGTTGGTCGCAACCGCACTCTAGGCACTTAGAAACTTCGGCAGACTTTTCTTTATCGTCTTTCGCTTTTTTCTTAGCCTTAACTTTTTTCTTACCTTCGGCTTCTTCTACTTCTTCTTCTGCCGCAGTAGGTTTGCTACCTTCTTCGGTTTCTTCCTCAGCAGATTCGCCATAAGCGCGCTTATCTTCGGCTTCTTCTTCGTGTTCTTTTTCTTCGAGATAGCCCATTTCCTTGCACATCATTGTTACTTCGTCAAGACGTTTGGTTGCTTCTTCAAGTTGCTTTAATGCTTCTTCTTTAGAAGGTTTCGCAACCGCCTTTTCGGTTTGTGTTTCTTCCATTATTTCTCCTTTAACGGTTGGAGTTTCTTCTACGTATTCTTCGACCTTAGTTAAATCTTGGTCGTTATCGCATTTCGCTAGCATTAGTTTTGCGTTAGGGTTTGCTGGTCTATCTACTAGAGAAACTTCTACTATCTGTCCGTCAATGATTCGTCCGTTTGCCGCTTTTTCGTCACGTACGATTCGCGGAGAACGAATACCTATAGAGAATCCTTTTAGTACGCCAGTTTCTACCTTCTTAACTGATACAGGGTCTACTACAAGAGCCTGAATATAAAAACCGTCTTTCTTTGCGTCTAACTCTTTAGCGACACCTGCCGCAATATTAGAATGTTGTTCGCGAATATTTCCGCCTGTCTTAAACCACTCAGGCATAGCCTTCTCTAACCAACCTGCGTCACAAATCTGCTTATCAATATCTATCGAATCATCTGTTGCTTTGCCGTAGACAAGAAGAGTTCCGTCATCAAGTTTTTCTCTCTTAACGATTTCCGCAAACGTGCTAGCCATATCTAGTGCCATTGACTTATCCTTTTTCTTCTCTCTCTCAGCAATACTATTTGCCCAAGATTTTCCTGCGTCACCACCCCAGAGCAACCAAGCGATATACCCTGCCGAAGGATTAGAACTATTACCCCAGTCCTTACCTTTCTTATCAACTTCGTGTCTGGCGAAATAACTTACCATACGGTTAATAGTTTTTAACGGTATTGACTTACCATTACTTAAATCTCTTGCGCGTGCTACACCTACCGCAGTACCGCCCCGATTAAACTCTGCGCGGAGTTTTAGACCGCGCCTTGCCGCACTTTGTACTCCTTGTGGTGGTGAAAAGCCGTCTGCCATTATTCGTCATCTCCTAGAATCATACTAAGCGCGTCAGAACCAATGTTACGCGTATCTACTACGTATGGCGCAATATCGCATACACAGTTCGGGTGCGCTGGTGGTTCCGTATCTCCACTAGGAAAACGCTCGTCAATACGGATAGGCGAAACGTCTGCGTTCTCTTGGCATATATCGCAAGGTTCGGCAACTAGCCACTCTACCAGTTCTACGCCTGAATCTTGATATAACTCGCGTGACGCTACCGCAGTTGCTCTACTCATTTCGGTTTGTGCAATAGCAATAGCGCGTTCCGAATCTCCTAGTAAATCTTCTATATCGTCTTGTACTGACTTAGGTGTTAAACCTTTAGCGAGCGCGCGACTTAGTAACGTACCGATTCGGTCTAACGTAGTGTTATTTATACCTTGAATCGTTACATTTGAACGGTCTAATAAATCTGCTAAACCGCGTGGTGGTCTTAGTAGTAATGCCGCAGGACGATTACCTGCGCGCCAAGTAGCCCAGTTTGTAATACGAACGGCTCTACGTAGTTGTTGTAAAGTCGCAGGTGCTTTATTAACGCGCGCTTTTGCTATCGAGTTTAACGCTATATCTTCTCCGAATACGTAGGCTTCTGCGTACATATCTCGTAATGCGTTACGTAGTTCTTTATTATCTGTGCGCACGTGAATCTTTGCCCACGCGCGTAACTCTTCGGAAGTAACGCCTTCTCTTCCCATATACATAGCAAAGAAATCGCGTACTAAATCGTTAGCGTTAAGACTTTCTTTTATTCCGTTACGGATTAACTTAGCGCGCCTAATCGCTAGTTGCTTTTTCGCGCGGTTCTTCTGACGCCACGAGCGATTCATAGCAACCTACGCAAGATAACGTTCGGCGTACCAACGTGCGCTATCGTAATCTTTTTGTTCTACAAACTTATTAAGAACATCTGCGTAAATAACAGGAACTTCTCTAAAGTTAAACGCGCGCGTAGGAGATTTCTTAATAAAACGTAGGAACTGCTTTAGTTCTCCTACCGCTTTTTCGCTATCTTCGTTCTCTTCGCTATCGTTTTCTAACGATTCGCGCAGTTGTTCTACGTTATTTTTAGCGTTATCTAAAACGTTTTCGATTTCAGGCTTAGGTTCTTCTTCCGTTTCGCCACTGGTATCTAATCCGCCTAAGGCTTCTTCAAAAGGTTTTAGCCCTGTTTCTGTAACTAAATACGCGCCAGCACCAGCAACAATAATCGGCATATCTGCTTCTGCGGCTTCTATTAACGGTCTACCAGATAGCGAACGAAGTTCGTTGAGAGTTAAATCGCCAGACTTTAACTGAATATCGCGCGTACGCGCTACGGCTTCGGTATCTTCGCGAGTATTTGTTGTAAATCTAAACTCTAGTTCGC